GTCGCCGTGTAGGACTTGGACGCGATGGTGTAGCGCCCGTAGAACACTGAGCCACAGGCGAACACGATCGTGTCACCGCTGGCCCATGTGCCGGTCAGTCTCACGACACACTCGCCCCAGCCTTTGTCGACTGGGCGCACCGCGTCACCGACGCGCGCCACCACGCCAGACGTTGAGGTCTTGGACACGTTCACGGTGTGCTTCGTCGCATTGGAGTATTTGACCAACACGTCGCCCGAGTCATCGTCGATGATCTTGAACCGCATCGTGACGAGGTATTCGCCGTCTGCGCCGATTGCAGCGTTGATCGCCGCCGCTGACAACTCCGCTGGATCTGTATCCGGTGCTGTCCCCTGCCAGTACTTCACATCACCGGCGAGGAACAACTCCATCAGTTCCAGATAGTCGTAGAGCGACCCGAGGCTATGCCGGAACAGATCCTGACGCATCGTCTCGCGCAGCTCGGCCAAACTCTCAGCCATGTTTGTATCCCTTCGCGTTGTTCCGACGAATCAGCGCCGGGATTAGCTGCCGATCTTGTGCTTGAACTGCACGATCCGGATGGACTTCACCTCGTAGACGCGCGCCCAGTTGGCGTCATTCTCCAGCTCCGTGTTGGTCGGCGACGAACCGGCCACCGACGCGCTCTGGAACGCAACACCACGCGGATGCAAGATGAACGTCTTGCGGTTGATCAGGTAGTCCTCACCAGCCAGCGAGTCACGGTCCGTCTCGGTCGGCACAAACGCGACCGGGTTGCCCTCGCCGTAGGCCAGCGCGCCGACACCAAACAGGTACGTGGTGTAGACGCCACTGGACGCCGTCAGCGCATCATCGACAATGACGCGCTTGCCCATGTAGGTCGGGACAGCGGGCGAGCCTTCGGAGTCGTGGACGTAGTCGATCAGGTTCTGCTTGGCGAGATAGGCGTTGACGGCCGAATGCATCGCAACGGCGGTCAGCTGGCCCTTCGCATCGCCCAGCTTCTGGTTGGCGTCGATGAATGATGTCGCGCTAATCAGTTCAGCGCCGCCAGTACCGGCGCTGATGTCATGCACCAGTCCGGACATGGTGGAATCGGCGAAGACGCCCTTGAGCGTGCTAATCAGCGTGGCCTGCAGACGGCGCGCCCAGTAGGCAGCCACGAGATCGGCGATTGCCAGCATCGGATCGTCGCCGGCGAGGTTGCCGGCCAGATCGTTGGCACCCCAGGCGCGACCACGCCGCAGGATAACCGCCTCGTCCTGATTGGCGGCGATCTTGTCCGGCGTCAGTGCGCCGCTGTCAGTGAGAACCTCGTCCGAACCGCTCAGGTCGCCCCAGAACGGCATGTTGATCGTCTTGGCACCCTGTGATGCCAGCCGGTCGAACTCCGGCGTCCGCTGGGCAATGCCAGCATCGAACAGCGCCGACAGTTCCATCGTGCGCTGTACAACATACGGGTTGAATACCTCAGGGATCACAACATCCGTGATTCTGGTCGTAGCCATGTGCCATGTCTCCTGTCAGTCGGTTATGAACTTACCGACCCGCAGCGGCCCTGAGCTTCGCGGCCCGATCAGGGTTCTCACGCAGAATGCGCCCCTGCTCGGTCAGATTGAAGTGCTCCGGCAACCACGGGTTCTTCTCGCCGCCAGCGGTGGCGGTGGCGGGCTTCGCGCCGCTCCCGACGCCTCCGCCCTCGCCCGATGACGTAGCGGCCCACTCGGGATAGTCCTTCAGGATCGCCGCGATGCTGGACTTGATCGCCTCAACGTCCGGCTCGCCGTCGTCATCGCATTCGATGTCCGACAGGTCAGCCAGCCGGATCGCAGCGGCCACACGATCAGCACGGATGCCAGCGGCCAGCGCCTGCACCTGCGCCTCAGACGAGATGGCCCGACGATTGGCGCGCTCGGTCGCGGTCGCGACCGCCTTGTCACGCTCGGCCAAGTCGCTTTTCAGCTTCTCAACCTCGGACTGGCCAGCCTTCGCCGCTTCGTCCTCGATCTGCTTACGCACCGCATCGGCCGCGCGCTTCTTCTCACGTGCGACCATCCGGTCAACGTCCGCCTGCGTGAACGTTCGGCCAGCGTCACCGCCACCCTGCGTCCCTTCACCGCCCTCGTCACCCTCTCCGCCTTCATCGCCGCCAGCCCCACCGGAGCCAGTGCCGCCTTCGGCATCGAGATAGGGCAGCAGCTTGTGTGGCATGAGTCGGTATCGATCCAGCATCTGATCCTCCGTTTATTCCGTCCGTCGACGTACAACCGGCTTGACCGCGCCGTGCGGAGCGGGACGATCCGGACTCGAACCGGATCGCTGGCACCTGCCGTCCCTGTGTGGGTTGGGTTACTCAGCGGTGAGATATGCGACGAGATCAGGGTTCTCGCGCAGCACCTGCACGATGACGGGCGCTAACGCGGAGACGGTGTGCTCCTCGGTAGAGTCGTCTGAGACGCGAGCGAGCGCCGTGCAACAGTGAAGCACCTCATGCATGACTGTCACGCGCTGACGATCCAATTTCGTCAGCTCGTCAATGAAGATTTTCTGTTCGGTGTGATCCACCATCCCCCACTCGGAGAGGGTTTGTCCTATTCGGATGGTGTAGGTGTACGGCCCAACAACGACGCGCTCTGGAACGCTACTCACGCAACCGCCCTGCTCTCTCGATATGCCGCCTGTAGTTCCTGCCAGCGCCGCGAATTCGCGCGCTTCATCCGCCGAAACCCGCTAAACGTTGGCGTCTCATCCGGCAGCACGAGCATGTACCGCTCCCACTGCCGCCGGTCCTGCCGCAACTGCCGTTTGCGCCGCTGTCCAGCCTCATAGGCATCCCGCTGTCGTTGTGAGCGCGGGTCTACATCGAACGGCGCTGCGCTACGCTCCTGATCCCCCGCAGGATCGTCGGCTAGATGCTCGATGTACGGTGAAACGCTGTGCTGGCAACGCGGATGAACGATGTTGTAGCCGCGACTGAACGCCGTCTCGTACAGCGCCGGGTAGCGTGGGTCGTTGCCACTGACCGAGTAGACCCGGCCCTGATAGACCGCGCAGATCGGGCATGTCGGCTGATGCTCCGTCATGCGCACCAGATCGTGCCCGGTGTCGGCCAACTGATTGACGCGCCCGAGATTCCCCGCCTCGATCACCGTCGTACGGATCGTCATATCGGCGTAGTCATCCAAACGCCAGCGTCTGCCAGCGCCATCCACGAAGCCGGTCAGGCCACGCGATACGAGCTCGTCGCGCATGTCTCGCGCGCCCTGCCGCGCAAGCGTACCGGTCGCCTTCATCCGTGCCGTCGTCTGCAATGCGATCTCGCGATACACGTCCTGCACCCGTCGCCCCACCAGCGCCGTCGCCTCACTCAGGTCAGCGCTCAGGTTGTCGGCCAGTAGCTCGACGGCCGTTCGATGCACGCCAGCGAACGATGCTGTCAGCCTCGGTGAGACGGCACCGGCGTCCTGCAGTGCCTGCAATGTCGCGTGCTGGCCTGCGCGGTACGCCTCGGGCAGGTGCTGGCCGATCCAGCGCTGCGCCTCAGCGTCCACCTCAGATAGCAGCCGCATCACATCGATCAGTTGCGCATGGAGAAACGCGGTATCGGTGCCGCGCTCGACCGCCCGTACCAGGCGCTGGACAAGCTCATCGAACGCTGCCCGGTAGATCCCGACCAGCGTTGCGATCACTCGTTCGTCCATTACTGGCCCTCGTCAGGATTCAGCGATAGACGCCCCGGTGCCATGCCGCCAGCGAGCACGCCGGCAGCACTGGCCTGATCCTCATCAATGCGGTCGAGTTCGTCCTGGATGCTCTCGTCATCACCGCCATCCAGCCGCTGAATGGCCTTGTAGCGGCTGCTGATGCCGCTGCCGACACGCCACGTTTCGAGCTGCACCTGCTCGCGGATGTCGTCCGGTAGACCGTCGTTCCAGTTGATCGTGATCGCCTTAATCTCCGGAGTGCCGCGCCCGTTCATGCGCTCCAGATCGGCAGCGGTGCGAATCGCAATGCGAATACGCGGGTCCATCCGCAGGCGGATGCGGTTGGTTTTCGCCAACGGTGCCAGCAACAGCCGGTTCAATGCGGAGCCTGATTCGGCGAGCCCCGCCTTGAGCTGCCCGAACGCCGCCGGCGTCGTCTCACTGGTCAGGTAGAAATACTCCAGCAGCATTTCAAGTTCCTGGAATGCCGCGGTCAGTTGCCCGTCCCACGTGACATAGCCGGGCACCTGCTCGCCGGTCATGACCGTGTAGTAGCGGCCCCCGGCAGCGTCAACCACTGTCTCGCCGGTCTTCGGATCGACCTTCACGTTCTCATCTGGACCATACATCGACGGATCAGCATGCTTATCGAGAATGCGGCTGATCTGCGCAACACGTGCGCTCATCTCCTGGACGATGCTGATGATGTCGCCGTAGTCATCCAGCCCGTGCAGCTGGTCACTGGTGCGCAGCCCCGGCACCTGCACGACCAGCGGACGATCGACGCGAGTCACCTCTACATCGATCCAGCCGGGTTCCAGCGCTTCGCCGTCCAGCTGCTGCCGGATGCGGCCAGCCTCAATCTCGTACAGGCGATGCTCAATCCCGCCGGCAGTGTGGATCTGCACGCGCAGATAGGTGCGCTTCTCGCGCCCAGCGCCGACGTCGTATGTCCAGCCCAGAACGTGCGCCGTGATGTCGCGCACGTTGGTTGCGCTCACGACCGGGAACCACACCTGCGGGCTAATCGCCTCGATGATCGCTGAACGCGAACGCTCCGCCGGGAGCCGAATCAGCAGCACGCTGTCCCCGAATCGGCTGATGTCCAGCGCCGCCTCGTACATCACGATCGAGAGGTCGTTGTCGTTGAACAGGCGGTCGATCGCCTCCTGCTCACCGGACGAATCATCTGAGGCCGTCACCGTCGGCGGTTCACCAACCAGCAGATCGGCCCAGAGCGTCGACAATCGCTTGGTCAGGTTGATGACGATTTCGAGGGTTGCCTGCTGATCCTGACGCAGCAGCCGATACCAGTCCTGGAATACCTGCGGATGCTCGCCAGCGAACAGCAGCGCGTTATCGCGATACTGCGCCAGGCGCTGCACCTCAGATGCCGGTGGCCATGCCTGCCCCGGTTCCAGGAAACCCAGATTGGTTAGCATACTGTCCTCACGTCAGGCGGCATCGAGTAACCGGCGGCTCATTGCTCGCCGGATGGCGTATCTCAGGCCGTCGGCCTCATGATCGTTCTGTTTCAGCGGCGCGTCCTCGCCGCGTTTCTGGGCTTTCGGGTCCCACGTGTAGCTCAGGAGTGATGCGATCAGTCGCTCACAGCGCCGATGGACGACCAGCTGGCCGGTCGAGAATGCCCGCGCCACGTCCCGGATACCGTCCAGGACCGCGTTGTCAGCGGCCCGGACATGCTGCACGCCATCACGGCGCAGCTGCAGCGAGAACGATGCTGCGCTCGGATCAATTTCGACCGACTGCGGGAACAGCCCCACGTTCGCCATGAACGTCCGATAGTCGGCGCTGTACTGCGCATCGGTTTTCTGCCGGCCTGATTTGCGGCTGTCATGCACGTACTCATGCAGCGCAATCCAGCGCCGCGCCTGCACGTCCCACGCGAGCACGATGAATACAGTCGAATTGGCCGTGCCGTAGTCAGCGCCCGTATAAACGATGCCGATCTCATCCGGGTCATCGTCCACCACGTGGATGTCCGGATCGAACATGTCGTAGATCGCGCCCTCTGCCTGTACCCACAGACCGAGGATGAACCGCTTGTACCAGAGCCCGGTGTACTCGCGTTTGAGCTGTTCAACGTACTCTGTCGGCAGCGACGGGTTGTCCTCCAGGCGAAACTGAAAGCGCCGCAGGCTCAGGTCAGCCTCACGCTCCAGATAGTTGACGTTGAGCCAGTGAAACGGGCTATCCGGGTTTGTTGTCCCGAACAACTGCGCCCCCGGCAGCGACAGCCGCGACAGCAGCATGCCGAAAAACGACTCAGGCCACAGCGTCAACTCATCGCCGTAGGCTCCGACGAGCGTCATGCCGCGGATCTTGCCCTCGGAGCGTTCATCGTTCGCGCCAGCCAGCATGATCGGTCGCCCATACAGGTAACACTCGCCGGCACCGATGACGTGCCGGAAATTCGCGTTGCCAACCATCTGGGCGATCGGGTCGAGGATGTTGCGTTTGAGCGTCCGTTCCGTCTTGCCGACCATGAGCAATGGCCCAGGTGGGCCCTCAACCACGAATCGGATCCAGCGCCAGATAGATGCGTAGGTCTTGCCCGAGCGTACAGCGCCGTCCCACAGGCAGATGCGTGCGTCACTCTGGGCGATCGACCACGCCTGTTTCTCCGCTGGTGGCAGGATCGTGATACTCACTGGCAGCCCGATCTATCGCAGCGAACCACTCGCCGAGCTGACCGAGGTTACCGGTCGTGCTGTCGGTCGCGTCGAGGTCCCGGATTGATTTGAGCGCGGTTGAAACCGCCTGCATCAAATCCCGCTTTGAGCGGAAATCCGGCTCTTCGATGATGTGTTCGTTGTAGCTATTCTCTTTGCCGCCGAAGTTGAACACGAGCGCTGGCTTCCGCATGTCATCCAACAGGCGACCAGCCTCATCGGCCAGCCGCTGTCGCATGTCAGCACGCCACTCAGCGCCGTACTTCTGGTTGATGGCTCGCGCGCGTTCGGTGTTTATCTGTCCAAACTCGTGACCAACGCTTCTGGCGATGTGGCTAACGGTTGTCGTTGAGCGCCCAAATTCACGGGCAATCTGACGGCATGACTTGCCGGTCGCGAACGCCTCGATGATCCGCTCGCGTTCCTCGGCACTGACTGGTTTCGCCATGCATCGACCACAGGCTCCGTGTCGCTGGGCAACAAAAAACCGCCCCTGGTGGGCGGTTTGCGCAACTTCTCTATCCTACGTGAATCTTATGTGTTTCTGCGGGTAGAGTCAACTGCCTCATCAACACGTGTTGATGAGATAAGTTCGTAGCCAGGATACAGCGCAGCAATCTCCTCTGCAGTTGGCGGCTCGCTACCACCGGCTAAATGCCAACTCAGGGTGATAACCTCATTGCTCGGACGCCGCATCGTGATCTTCCACACCGGGGTCGTCCCGCAATCGTAGTGATCAGAATCCGTCATCAACCTTTCCACCCAAGATCGCGCGCCATCCAGTCAATCCCCGCGTCCATGAGCTCTCGGATCGTGCTGTGGTGATACTCTCGCCCGCACTGTCGCGCCAGATAGGAAGCGGTCGCGGTAAGCGATAGCCCAACTGCATAGTACGCTCGGACGCAGTACGCGGCTCGCCAGTCGCGCTGCTCCAGTTGCTTGATCGCGTTCCAGATATCAGCGCGTTTCGCAGCCGCTTCCTCACACCAGCCACTCGGGCCGAACGTTGCCTTCGCTAGCCGACCTAACTCCGGATCCTTCGGCGGTCGTGAGTCCAGGAGGTACGGATAGAGGCGCAGCAGCGCAATCACCCGCTCCGGACTGTAGTAGGTCTCCTGCTCCTCCACGGTGGCCTCCAGGTACACAGCGATCACCGATGTCCTCCAGCGGCAGGGTTGCGAGGTCCGGTCTCGCTCCCCTGATAGATCAACGGTTCAGTCAGTTGCAGACATCTCTGGCGCGCGGTGGGCCGCACGGCTGCCACCGGCCGGGGCGCGTGATCTCACCCACGGGTACAAGTCTCCCATTGCCACGGGAATCAGCGCGCCAAACTGCGAGGGTTTCGTATTCGTAGCTGATGTCATCGACCGTCCCGTCAGGGTGGCACGTGACGGTCGTTGTCACCTGAATGACGTTGCCGGTGTCGCTACTGGTGAACGTCGAAACGGTCACGCCAGCAACGCACGGGTCAGGCGGTGCCGCCATCGCGATGCCAGTAACGGATACCAGCATCAGCATCGCGGCGATGAGTGCGATGAGTAGGCGTCGGATCACGTGTATCTCCTCAGATGGTCAATTGGTCCGGTAGATCATTGGGTGATTTCGCAATGGCGGACCGCGTGAGAAGTTGGTTACACGTCCCGTTGCGTGATCGGTCTGAGGTACAAGGGCACCGGACCGAGGTCCAGCGGTTGACCATCGATCGTGACGCAGACGACCTCCCCGCCGGGATAGCGCGTGCGAAGCCAATAGATCGTCGGTCTCAGGATGTCTGTGGATCCACACCACTGATGTTTGTAGCGCCGACCGTCGGCGGCAATCACATCGAATTCCCAGTGCATGTCGCGTCTGGAGGGCATGCAAGAACCACCGCTGAATACTACAGGCCGCACGACGAATGTTCGCATGATTGCCAAACATGTGCTGTGCGTATCCGCACACGTTTGCTATTGCGAAGTCTCGCAGGTACATAGATCACCTCGCAGAGCTGCTTCAATCGTCCCGTCGAGCCAGTCAGCCGGTCGCCAGACGTGAACGTCGATCGGGGAGTGATGTCGCCATGCAACCTCACGCAGTAGATCGATCCAAACTTCCTGCTGCGGTCGTAGTCGTCCGCGCTGGCTCTTCAGCTCCGCGCAGATCATTCGACCCTCGCGAACCAGAATCAGGTCCGGGAATCCTTCAGGGGAACGCCTACTGTCGTACGTGTGGTAGTACACCCAGCCAAGCCGACAAGCCGCATTGATGACGTTAGCCTGCAACTCCTTCTCGCTCATTGAGCGTCCTGCCAGCCGTTTGTACTCCCCCTGCGAGATCGTCACATGGCACCTTCGATCTGCACGCTGTTCAGTAAGGGAGCGTCAGACACGATTCGCCGACTGGCCATTTCCGCGTACATCGGATTTAGTTCGATGCCAACGAATCGCCGATTGTGGCGTAGCGCCACGACGCCGACGGTGCCGGAACCCGCAAACGGATCTAGAACCGTGTCACCTTCGCGCGAACCAGCGAGGATACAGGGCTCGACTAGCGCCTCTGGGAATGTGGCGAAGTGCGCATCAGGGAATGGTCGTGTCGCGATTGTCCAGACGGTGCGCTTATTCGCACCGCGTGCCTGCTGTTCGGCGCGGCTCATCGCATCCCAGCGGACATTGAAGCCTTCATGACGGCGGGAGTGCCCACGTTGCTTATCTGCGCGTCCGTCACGATGAAAACGCCCGCGGCTGCCTGAGTGTGTGTCCCATCCAGCAGGAACCTTTAGAGGTCCTTGGCTCTTTGGCTCTTCTCGAATGGCACTGCCGTCGTAGTAGTAGCGTGGCTGCTTTGTCAGGAGGAACACGTACTCGTGCGATCGCGTCGGCCGATCAGTGACGCTCTCCGGCATCGGGTTTGGCTTTGCCCAGATGATGTCAGATCGCAGATACCAGCCGTCAGCCTGGAGTGCGAACGCCACGCGCCACGGAATGCCGATTAGGTTTTTGTCACGAGCGAACGTGTCTCCAAGGTTTAGCCATAGCGTGCCGTCGTCAGCCA